CGGTGGATTCTAAGAGTGCATTCGTGGGGTCCCCCCCCTGGCCGTATATCTTTACGGCCACACCCCAGAACTGCGTTTCCTCGCTCATCTCGCTCCTCTCAGTAGTGAGCCGGGACACCCCGAAGGATACCCCGGCCAGATTACCTACTCTACACGTTGCAACGACGACACGGCACGCGAATGTACTCGATTTCCTCGTCGCCGTCCGGCAACTCGAGCACGTGCCCGAGGAAGTGCCAGCCGTCGTAGCACAAGCAAGCTTCTGGCTCGCGCTCTAGAGAGGCGTAATGCGCCTCTACGGTGTCGTCGTGATCCTCGGATGGGTGCGCTGGTGGTGCGCTAGACTTGTGCACGTCAACAGCTCCATTCTGTTGGCCGGGTCCCGAGGAGTGGGCGACTCCTGCGGGGCCATTTCTTTGGGCGTTGCCCTTTACACCCAGGATTATACCATCTACAATACCCAGTGTATAGGACTGATAAGCAAATAACAGAAATGAGGTGAGGGCGACGGCTGAAAGGTACTTATCGCTACAGGAAGTAGGCGACGAGCTCGGTGTGAGCGACCAGACAGTCAGGCGCTGGGTTAAAGCTGGCGAACTGGCAGCCTATAAGCCCGGCAAGGAATACAGGATAAAAGGCAGCGACCTGGAGGAGTTTCTACAGACTCGTGAAGTGAGCCCAAAAGTCCAAGCGTCGCTGCCTGATTTCGGGGATGGGCGGCGCCTTTCCAGATTCGCTGAGGCCATCATCGCTGTCGCCGCGAGATGGGGCGAAGCCGTGTCGAGTCCCGAGATGGCAGACAGCAGACGTTTTGGGTTCATAGATGCCGCCCTAGGCTTAGGCGGCGTTATAGGTGACCGCGTCGAAGAGGAAGATTGGGAGGCAATACCAAACCGCGAACGACTCGAAATTGTTACCACGATGGAGAAGCTCACAGAAGTCGCTACACGGGGAATCCGCTGCTTAGAAGAGTCAGGGGAGGCCAGGGACCAAGAAGAGCAAGTTAACCAGCGCAGAGAGCTAGTGCGCGAATTGACGCGCCGGATTGCATGAAAAAGGGCCCGCCGCTCGCGAGCCCCGACCCGAACAACCCCCGAGTGCCTTAAGGAGGTATCGTGCATCAAGTATACGCTAACGACGTCGAAGCCGCAGCGGTTGATTATCGCCGGCGCGAGGGGTGCGCACCGCATGAGTAGCGCGAAGGCGGCGGCCCGCTACATAGAACGAGGATGGGCGCCGGTCCCCATACCGGCCCGGCAGAAGGGTCCGCGGATATCGGACTGGCAGCGCCTCCGCCTCAGGCTCGAGGACGTCCCGCGCTATTTCAACAACGGCCAGAACGTCGGCATCATCAACGGCAAGGCATCCGGTGGGCTCGTCACAGTGGACCTCGACCGCCCGGAGGCGGTAGCACTCGCCGGTAGGTTCCTCCAGCCGACGTTAGTTAGTGGCCGCGAGTCGGTCCCGGACGGCCACTGGTGGTACATCTCCCCCAGCCTCGAGCACAGGGAGTTCGAGGGCATCCCGAACAGTGTTTCTGAGGGGACGATCCTCGAACTGCGCTCGACCGACCATCAAACGGTGGTCGAGCCATCCATACATCCGAGCGGGGAACGCTACCGCTGGAACCGGAGCGGGCTGGAGCCCCTGGAAACCGGTGCCGAGGAGTTGACGAACGTGGGGCAGCACCTTGCCACGGCCGCCCTGATAGCTTGCCACCTCCCGGAATCCAAAGAGCGTGGCGGAGGCGGAGGGCGGTATCACTACGCGCTCGCCCTGGCCGGCTACCTCTTGCGCCACGGACTCAGCGCAGAGGAGGTCGAGACGCTTCTGAGAGCAGCTTGGGACGCGAAGGGCTGGCGCGGCATAGAACGCCACCGCAAGAGCTCTTACGCCGGTATAGAGCGCGCCGTCAGGGACACCGCCCAGAAGCTCGGGCGTGGGGATCCCACCACCGGCGGCCGGACCCTCGAGGGGATGGTCCAGGGCCTCCCGCGCAAGATAGCGGACTTCCTCGGATGGGAGCGCTTCACCCTGAGAGAAGGTCGCGGAGCGTACCTCTGCAATGACACGGGGAACGCCGAGCGCCTGGCTGACCGCCACGGCGCCAACCTCCGTTACTGCTACCCGTGGGGAAGGTGGCTCGTCTACGACGGCACGCGCTGGCGCGTAGACGATAGGGGCGCCGTCGCGCGCCTGGCCAAGGACACCGCGCGCTCGGTTTTTGAGGAGGCCAAGGAGGCAGGCTCTGACACGTCGGCAAAAGAGCTGGGGAAGTGGGCAAGCGTCTCGCTCTCGGAGAGCAAGCTGCGGGCTATGATCTCGCTAGCACAATCGGAGCCCGGCATCCCGGTGCTGCCAGAGGAGATGGACGCCTCCCCGGACCTCCTCAACGTCCTCAACGGCACGATAGACCTGCGGACGGGGGAACTAAGGGAGTACCGCAGAGAGGACCTCATAACCAAGATCGCCCCGGTCGAGTACGACCCGGGTGCTGTGGCGCCGGTGTGGGCCGCTACCCTCGAGCGGACTTTGCCCTCCGAGGATGTGAGACAGTTCTTTAAGAAGCTGTGCGGCTACGCCTTGAGTGGTGACGTCTCCGAGCACGTCCTCCCGGTCCTCTATGGCACGGGGGCGAACGGGAAATCTACGGTCCTAAACGGGCTCCTGGAGGCCGCCGGCGAGTACGGGATGCAGGCCGCGCCGGACCTCCTGATAGCCAAGCGCGGCGGCCATCCTACTGAAATCGCGGACCTCTTCGGTATGCGTGTAGTGGCTTCTATCGAAGTCGAGGACGGGCGCCGTCTTGCGGAGGCCCTTGTAAAGAACTTGACCGGCGGGGATAAGATCCGGGCCCGGAGGATGCGCCAGGACAACTGGCAGTTCGACCCGACGCATACCGTCTTTATGGCCGTCAATCACAAACCTATCATCAAAGGCACGGACACGGGGATATGGCGCCGGATCAGGCTCATACCCTTTACCGAGGCCATCCCGCCGGCGGAGCAAGACAAGCAGCTCCCGCAGAAGCTCCGGGCAGAGCTGCCCGGCATCTTGGCATGGGCTGTTGAGGGGTGCCTCGAGTGGCGGCGCGGGGGCCTCCAGGCGCCGGAGGAGGTTCGCAAGGCCACGGCCGGCTACCGCTCCGAGATGGACGTGATCGGCGACTTCCTGGCCGACCGGTGCTACCGCGGCGAACGTCTGGAGGTCGCCAAGGATGAGCTCTACAAGGCCTATCACGTGTGGTGCGAGGACGCCGGTGAGCGGCCCGAAACTAAGCGCAAATTTGGCATGATCCTGAAGGACCGCGGTATCGAAGATGGACGCAACGCGGAGCGTACACAGCGCATGTGGCGCGGCATCGGGCTCTCACAGCTTAAAAGGCGGACGCAAGACGCCGAAGACGCCGAAGATGTGTCCGGGGTAGAAAACGGCATAGATAAGCGGAGAACGACAGACGGCGCAACCTCTACCGGACACAAAGCAGGCAAAAGTACTATAAGCAGCTCAAAAATAGAGCCTCGCGGGGTGAACGGCAAAATAGTGTCCGAAGTGTCCGAAGTGTCCGAAAACCTAACCGTCGAAGCCGCGCGCGCGCTGATGCGCAGGAAGGACACGGGCCCGGGCCGGGCATACTCCACCTACCTCGAGCTGCCGACGAGTGGTCAGCGCCTCGAGTACCTGGTCAAGGCCATCTTGCGCGCAAAGAAGCTCGACACGTCCGAGTGGGAGCTTTACCGCCCCGTGGTGCTCGAGGCATCGGCCAGGGAGGATGCGTGAACTCCACCCAGCTCCTCCCCGCCATCCGCGACCTCTGCTCCAGGTACCCGGTGTACTTCCACTACGAGCCCTGGGAGCTCGCACATGTTCTCTTCTCCCTCGGGTACGTGGAGGACCTCGCCGGCGAGTCGAAGATCGCTGCGGCCGTGGAGGTGGCGAGAGGAGACTACCCACAGTGGAGGGCGGCGTGAGCACAGACAAGGCGAGTGAAAAGGAGATGACATGAGCGAAAAGAACCGTCCTGACATCAAGGACGACAGGCCCAAGGGAGTCCTCTTTTCCACGGAGGGCTCTACCGGGTGGGGCCGTCGCCGCGACCTGGGCAACTACAAGGGCGCGAAATCTGAGAAGGACTTTAGGCACCTGCACGATAAATTCACAGAGGAGGAAGCATGAGCGATAAAGACGAGCGCCAGCGCCGCGAGCAGGAGTACGAGAACTCTGTGCTGAAGACCATGGACGACATCCGGTTCTTTCGAGCACGGAACATCGAGGTGGAGTTCCACCCAGGTAACGACGACATGCGCGAGCGCCTATTTCTGTCGACACAACCGTCCGGCGCAACTGATGCGCCGGAGGTAACGGACCGTGTTAACCGGCTCGACCATCTTGAGAAGACGGAGGAGGGTCGTGCGGTTATTCGGGACGCGCTCATGAGGCTGGAGCTTGAGGGACGAATAAAAGAAGGAGACTGGGAATGACCGAGAACGTAGAGTTCACCCCCGAGCAGCAGGCGAAGATAGACGAGATAGTCAAGCAGCGCGTTGCCCGCGAGAGGGAGCGCCTCGAGAAAGAGTCCGGTACCGAAGACCTTAAAGCACAGCTTCAGGCTAAAGACGAGGAGATCTCCCAGATCAGGCGCGAGCACTACCGCGCCGATGCGCGTAGGGCGGTGGTCGATGAGCTCGCCGCACACGGGGTCACGGAGGAGGGCCGCATGGAGCGGATCTTGCGCCACATCGACGTGGACGCGATCGAGCCTGGGAAGGACGGAAGTCCCCACTTCGGAAGCGTCAGGGGGCAGCTCGCCGGGGTCTCGAGGGACATGCCCGAACTCCTCAGCTACCAACTCGGCGCCGGTAGTGGTATCGGCTCTGAAAAGCCTGTCCTCACACAAGAGAAGCCACTGACACGCGAAGAGGTAGAGAGCATGTCGGAGAAGGAAATCAACTCTAATTGGGAGAGGGTGAAGACCTTCATGGCTGGCGAGCGGGGGTAGGGAATGGGCTACCTGCTGAAGGCGGACGATGATGGCCACTACACCTTGGAAATCGCGGACGGGGTGTGGATGGACGCAATCCATACGGCGAGCGAGCAGGGATATTCTGACCCCGACCTTCGTCGCGAGGGGGGTGATGATGCAAGCCTTCCCAAAGCTGCCGCCGTACATCTCGCGGATGCCCTCAACCGGGCACTTGTCGCGCAGCGCATAGAGCCCGAGTTCGGTGATGGTAGCGTCCTAGACGAGGACCTCACTCGCCGCATCGTCTACATCTTGCGGATCGCCATCAGGGAAGGTCGGGGGCTTCAGTTGGTTCGCACGCTGCGTAAGAAGGAAGGCCACGACTAAAGAAGGGCATCGGGATGAGGGTTGCTAAAGCATACCCCCGCCCCGTATAATAGCTGATACGTCCGACGGGACGGTATAAACACGGTGAACTAAGGTTCAAGCCGCACGGGCTATAAGCGGTCGGTCTAACGCGAGACCGTTCTAAAGCGCGGCAGGCGTCAACCTGCTATCCAAAGGAACAACTTTATATGGCAATTACTAATATGCTGCCGCAGATATGGTCTGCGCGCATTCTGGCGAAGCTTGAGAAGAACCTCGTCTTCGCCCAACCCGGCGTTGTCAATCGCGACTACGAAGGCGATATCCGTGCTGACGGCGACAGGGTGCACATCCATAGCTTCAACGACCTGACCGTTAGCAGCTACACGAAAAACAGCACGACCATCTCCTATGAGAACCTGACCGACTCCAGGGTCACGCTGCTTATAGATCAAAGTAAATACTTCGCGTTCTCCATTGACGACATAGACGCCGCGCAGATGAGGCCCAAGCTGATAGACGCAGCCTCGGATAGGGCTGCCTACCAGCTAGCTGAAGTTGCCGACTCTTACGTGGCTGGTCTGTACTCGGGCGCCTCGACCTCGGGCCCGGACAACACGATAGAGACCTCGCAGTTCACGGCGACAAACGTCTACCAGAAGTTCGTAGACCTCGCGGTGCTCATGGACCAGGTGAACCTCCCTGCGGGTGGGCGCTACGTCGTTGTGCCGCCGTGGGTGAAGGGGCTGTTGCTTCAAAACTCTACGTTCGTTACGGCCTCTCAGCCTAGTGTGGTTCTAAACGGCCAGATAGGTCAGATAGCGGGGCTTAACATCCTCGTCTCCAACAACGTGAAGACGACCGGCACCTCGCCTGTTGTCTCTCACATGATGGCTGGACACGCATCAGCTTTGGCCTACGCCGAGCAGATAGTGAACGTAGAAGGCTTGAGGCTTGAAGGGTCCTTTGCTGATGCCGTTCGCGGGCTTCACCTGTATGGTGCCAAGCTGCTCGACCCGGCCAGGCTCTTCGACTTGCAGGCCAACCCATAAGCCATCACTATCAGTAGTGGTGGGGGGCGCTTGCTTTCTCGGCGAACGGCAGCGGCCTTATCCTTTCCGCTCAGACCGTCCCTCCACCCTCAATAAAAAGGTAGGTCGCAGATGAGCCGATGCCGCGCAACAACGGCAAAAGGAGAGCGCTGCGAGAACGCCGCACACGGCTCGCAAGATGTCTGCTGGTCCCATGACCCCAAGAACGCAGAGAAGCGCAGCAGACAGGCGTCTAGGGCCGCTACAGCGAAAGCGGATAAGGAAGTTAGGGAAGTCAAGCGGGAGATCCGGGATCTCATCAAAGCCGTGCGCGAAGACGGCTTCGACGTGAGCGCGGCGAACACCATCAACCGCCTCTACCAGACGCTTTTGCAATACATCCTCGCAGAGCGTGGCATCTTCCGAGAAGAGGATCTGGCGGTTCGCATCAGGGAACTCGGTGAAGGCAAGTGAGCTTCCCAACGGTTGACGCGCTAGAGAGGGAGTTCAGGAGGCTAGAGAGGGAGATGGCCTCGGCGCCGAAGTCTGCGTCGGTCCCGGCCTACCCCGGGGCGTTCGCCGTCTCCGTCGGCATCGTGCCGGATGAGTGGCAGGTCGAGGTACTAGCCTCAGATCACCCACGCAAGATCCTCTGCTGCGGCAGGCAGACAGGCAAGAGCACGGTGGGTGCTGTACTCGCAGTGCACAAGGCTCTAACTAAGCCTGGGTCGACCGTGCTCGTCGTCGCTCCAGGCGAGAGGCAAGCGAAACTCCTCTTCAGTAAGGCGAGGAGGCTGTACGAGCTGGCAGGCGACCCGCTCCCCGCTCACTCTGAGAGGCGCACGGGGCTAGAGCTCTCTAACGGCTCCATCATCGAAGCACTACCGGCTGTAGAGAGGACGACCAGGGGCTACAGCGTCGACCTCCTCGTGGTGGACGAGGCTGCGGTCGTACCTGATATGGACTATCACGGCATCTTGCCTGCGCTCATCGCAACGCAGGGCGAGCAGGTTCTCCTCTCTACACCTCGCGGTAAGCGTGGGTTCTTCCATGAGATATGGGAATCAGACGACGACTGGCAGCGTATGATCATACGCTCCGATGAGGTGCCCAGGATCAGATCCGAGGACCTCGAAGTATTCAGGAGCACGATGCCGGATGAGTTCTTTAGGCAAGAGTTCTACTGCGAGTTCCTAGACGCCGAAGGATCTCTCTTCAGCTACGAAGACATAGAGGCGGCGCTTGCCGCTGGCGACGATATCGTCCCCATAGAGATAGGAGAGGATGAATGGTAACGGCATGGGAGAAGACAGATAACCGCCCGAGGCTGCCGAAGTACTCACCACCGAGGTACTCGGTCGGTGTGGATCTAGGTCAGGCCTCAGACCCTACAGCTATCGCGGTGCTCGAGAAGAACATCATGCCGCCTGATACCGCCTTGTTCGCGCCTGTGGGTGCATCTCCATCCAACAGACTGGTTGAGGGTTCGCTGGTCTATGACCTCGTGTACCTGAAACGCCCGAAGCTTGGTACCCCCTACGACGAGATAGCGCGCAGGGTGGCTGACCTCATCTGTGAGCTAGAGCCGCAGGGTGCCTTCGGTGAGCTGGGGCAGGTTACTCTGTGTGTGGATGGTACCGGGGTAGGGCGTGGCGTGGTGGACATGCTTAGGACTGAGTTTCAGCGTCGAGGGACGACCTCGAAGTCGGTACCGAGGGTGGATTTCAGGGCGGTGTCTGTGACGGGGTCGAACACGTCCCTCAAGAGGCCCACACGGACGCACGGATACTGGTCTGTGCCGAAGAAGGACCTCGTATTCCCTGCCGTCGCTGCATTTCAGCAAGGGAAGATCAGGATCGCCAAAGGCATCAGGGACAGGGAGGCCTTGGTGAATGAGCTTAAGAACTACCGCCGCACCACGAACATCGCCACAGGCACCATGGCCTTCGAGCCGTGGCGCGAGTCCGACCACGACGACTTGCTCTTCGCTGTGTGCCTTGCCCTCTTCGGTTGGCAGCAGCGCAGAGGCTCCACACGAATGCGTATCATCCGCTAGAGGCACCATATACCTATTCAGACCACGAGGATGGCTTCTAACGGCCTGCGATGACCTTCCTAGGGTTATTGCACCACCATACATACCTGCTGTATTCTGGTATGTATGGAGGACAGAGAAGCGTACACTCTCTCTGAAGCCGCACGTATACTCGACACCACAGAGGGGGCACTAAGGCAGCGTGTACGTAGGGGCACACTGGAGAGCTACAAAGAAGAGGGGCGGGTGTACGTCTATATACCCCGTACAGACACCGTACAGGACGATGTACATACCCCTGAGTCACAGACACTCATGTCTGAGATCCAGGCGCGTGTGGAGCTGCTAGAACAGGAGTTAGAGCGTGCACATGAGCGCGATAGGGAGACACGCAGACTACTGGCAGCAGCACTAGAGCGCATACCCCCGCAGCTAGAAGCCCCACAGGAGGCCTCGGAAGCCGCTGAGACGGTCAAGGAGGAGCCGGAGAGGGCAGAGCCCCGGCCGACTACGGTAGGGGCTCAGGAGGGCGCACGGCGGCCGTGGTGGCGTAGGGTGGTCGGGAGGTGAGCATCCCGATCACCGTTGCGATTATCACTGTAGTAGGTTCGCTGGCTGGCGTCTGGCTTGGCGGCTTTCTGCAGATACGCGGTATGGAGCATCAAATCCACTATGCGAAGCTCCATGAGAACCGTGCCGAAGTGGTTGAGCATCTTTACGGACAGCTCTATGAAGCCGACATGGCCTTCGGGCGTTGGGTTACTCCCCTTGGATACGATCGAGAAGCGCAGATGCAAGTAGTGGCCCAGCGCTACAACGAATTGGTTGATTACTACTTTCCTCGCGCACTCTGGTTAGAAAAAGAATCTCGGGAAAAGCTCGAAGCCCTAATCGAAACTATGAAGAGGGTTTTTGAGGACTTTAGCGTACTCCCCAACAGCGGGGCCCCGTATCAAATTCAGGCTTGGAATGAGCCCCCTTCCGAGCAGCTGCCCGAGCTCAGGCATGAGGTGACCGTCACGGTACTGAAGGAGATACCAGAGCTGAGAAAACAACTCTTGGCTGAGTTCCAAGCGATACTCTACCCACGCCGTTCTGTGTGGGCTCGCATCGAGTCTCGCATTGCAGATGAACTGGCGCTAGTGGAGGCTCGCCGGCGGGCGAGGCTGAACGAGAAGCGACGCCACTAACAGACCCCGCTTGCTACTTTGTCGCAACACCGCTTGATACACTCTGCCGGCTACAAACGGGCAGAGTACGCTACCGATAGCCTCAAAGCCCTGCAAAGGGCTACATTCGTACTACCGATAAAGGGAATTCTCGGAAGTTCAGCTTGGCCCCGCCCCGATAGGCCAGGATTGCGGGGCTTTAGAACGGGGCACTAGCAGCTAACAACTAGAAACGCCGGACGGAGATTATGGGGGGGGCCCACCGTCCGGCGTCTTGTATCTGCAACGTCTCTTTCCCCACATGGGATGCGGCTAAACACAGTTGCTACTTCCTAGAACTCTGTCAAGGCGAAGTTAGGCATATAGCCCCGCCCCGATAGGGCCAGGGCCGCCGGCGAGGGGATGCTCATATCGTCGGGTATTATGGCTTCTTGTGCATGCACAAACGGAGGCCTTGCCTGCGGGGTGGGGGCTTAGGGCATCGGGACGGGGCACAACGGTAAACTACTGGCCCCTGCCAAGAGC